ATTTGATTGTCGAAATGAAGCGGAAAAGCACTTTATTCGGCGACGACTGACATGAGCCCGCCCGGAGGCGTCATATCCGGGCATAAAGAGGAGGACAAAATGGAAATGATCATCAACGACATCGAATATATGCGGGCCGATCCGGTCGAAATGAAACCCGGCTACAGCCTGTGGGTTGAATGCATCGACAACCCCGGCTGTAACAACGGGAACTATCTGACCTATACCGTCACCAACCAACGCGGCCAGGTGGTCGCCAGCGGCATCACCTGTCGCTGCGGGCGCGGGTGCAGCGGCACTGACTGCATCCGGGACGACTGGGGCTACCGCGACACCGCCATCGAGCGGTACCGCGCCTGAGGTCCCGTCATGGCCCGCAAACCCGCCAACCTGGACGGTCAGGTCTTTAACAGCCTGACCGTCCTGCACATCACCGACCAGCGCAACGCCTATGGCAGCCGGCTGTATGCGTGCCGGTGTACGTGTGGCAATACCACCCTGGCCACCGCCGCCAACCTAAAGCGCGGAGAGGTCAAGGCCTGCCCCGCCTGCACCGGTCTGATGCGCGCCAAGGACATCACCGGCCAGCGCTTCGGGCGCCTGGTGGCGCTGGAGCGCGTCGGCAGAACGACCGACACGCAGACAACCTACCGCTGGCGCTGCCAATGCGACTGCGGCAAGGTGATGGTCACCACCCTGAACAGCCTGACGTCAGGCAAGACGCAATCCTGCGGCTGCCTGCAGAAGGAGTTTGTGCAGTCACTGTACGTGGACGGCACTGCGCCGGTCAAGCTGCAGGAGTCTCAAAAACCGCGCAAGAACAACACCTCCGGCGTCACGGGCGTATGGTTTGACAGCAACCGCAACCTGTGGTCGGCGGAGATCATGCTGCGCGGCAAAAAGCGGTACCTGGGGCGCTATGCCACCCGCGAAGAAGCCGCCAGGGCCCGCGCCAGGGCGGAGGAGGAGCTGTTTGACCCCATCGTCCAGGCCTACGAGCGGGAGAAAAACATCCCCATCCCCGACCGCATCCGCGCCGCCCGCATCGCCAAGTGCCTTACCCAGGCGCAGGTGGGCATGGCGCTGGGCTACACGTCGCCGGTGCAGGCGCAGCGCTATGTGTCGCGGTGGGAATCCGGCGCGCGCCCCGTGCCGCGCAGCCGCCTGCCCGCCCTGTCCGCCCTGCTGGACATCCCGCTGGCAGATTTAATCGAGTAAAGGAGGCATACCATGGCACACAAACAAGCGGACGCGATCCGCGCCCACATCGAAAACGGCACCGATCCCTACGGCGACAGCAGCGTCGGCATCCGGCCGCATGCCATCAACATGCTGCCCTACCTGGCTTACGCCATCGCCGACAGCCCCGGCGCGCACAGGCGCCTGGCCCGACACTACGACAAGCCGGACGATGCCCGCAGGCTGTACGCCGCCGCCTGGAAAACCGGCGAAGCGCTGTCGCCCGCCATCACGTCGGGCCGGGCGCAGGTCTACATCGCAGCCCTGCGCGCCCTGGGCGTTTTAGCTGACGGCAACACGCCGGATATCCTCTCCCTGCTTCGCGCGGCAAACGGGCGGCTGTACCAGCGCGTATCAGCTTACCTGGACGATGGCCAGCCCGTCGATACCAAGGACATCCTGCGCCACATCCACCGCGCTACCCAGGGCGACGATGACCAGATGGTCACCGACATCCTCCTGGCCTTCGGCGTCGTGGTCATGCGCAACGGCGCCTTTGACAGCGAACAGATCAAGCACCTGCTGTCAAGCTACGCCTACAACCGCTTTATCAACAAACAGGCGGGCGAAGACGTGCCGGACGCCGAGAAAAACGCCGCCAGAATGTTCTATGGCGTTTCGTCCGTCGAGGGCGCAACCGGCCTGTACGCCGCCGCGCCAGACGACGCGCGCGCCACCCTGGATAATCTCAGCCTGCTGCTGGCCGCGTCCGGCATCAGCATCGACGACTACACCCGCCGCGTCGCGCTGGACCTGGATGACCTGGCCCGCTGCCACCAGCGCTACGGCGATACCCCCCTGGCCTGGCTGGGCGCCCAAATCCTCATGGTGCTCAAGGCCAGCGCCCAGGACAGAGACTACCTCATATCCGCCGACAAGTCCCGCGAAATCGGACGCCTGGCGGCAGAGCATGAGGAAGCTCGAGCCAAAGCCAAAGAAGCAACCGCCGCTGCCGACGCGCAGGCGCGGCAGATCGATCAGCTTCGACAACAGGTTGAACAGCAGCACCTTCGCGCCGACAAAGCAGAAGCCGCGCTTGCCGCGCGGTCCGGCGACGCGCAGGAACTGGCCTCCCTGCGCAGCGCGCTCTGGCAGGCGCAGCACGGCGAAGGCGACGTGGCCCCGGAGCAACAGGCCGAGCGCGATCTGCCCGACGGCATCCTCTGCCTGGGCGGCCATGCCACCTGGGCGGCGCAGATGCAGCAGGAACTGCCGCAGGTTACCTTTATCCACGCCGACGCTTCCTGGCAGGACAGCCAGGTAAGAAACGCATCGGAACTGTGGTTCAACCTGGGCGTCATGAACCACGCCCAATATTACCGGGCTATCAACCTGGCGCGGCAGCACAACGTCCCGGTCAACTACTTCGGCAGCCTGTCGGTGCCCAACAGCATCCGGCAGCTCCGGCAGGCGCCGTAACGCCGCCGGAACGTTTCGCAACGCCGCCGGAACGTTTCAGCCCGCAACGCCATCGAACCGTTTCATGTCATCAACCGGGCGCCCTGCGACGGGCGCCCTTTTATTTTTTCCTTCATTCCCTGTGGGGAATCGGCAGTGGGTAGCTTCAGTTCACTGCCCACTACACACTGCACCCTCCGTGAGTTTGTCATATTGGTACGGAGTGTTAAACTCATGGGAAAAATTGCGCTTCCTCTATATACCCCTCAAATCTGCACCCTTTTCAGCGTCAGTTTACCATCCCATGATTATGTTAAACTGATGCCTTCAAATACCGCCATATCACCCCTGATCATACCTCCTGCTCCCGCTCACCAGCCTGAACTTCCGCAGGCTCTCATCGATCTCCTCCTGAATAATCCCGATATACACCAGCGTGTCCCGCCGGTTGCTGTGCCCCAATATCCTTTGCAGGCTCACCACGTCGCCCGTCATCTTATAGTAATGGAACCCGAACGTTTTGCGCAGCGTATGGCAGCCGATGCGCTCCTCAATGCCCGCCCTGCGCGCAATGTGGTTGATAATCTGATAGATGCGCTGCCGCGACACCGGTTTCGGCAGCCTGGTGCGCTTGTCAGCCTGCCTGCTCTGAAATGCCCACGCCCGCGGATGCCTGCCCGCCAGCAGCCGGTTGATCTCGCGCTGCGCCGCCGGGTTGATCAATATCCGCGTGTCCTTGCCCGTCTTCTGCGCTTTCAGCATGGCGTATTCCTTGCCGCGCAGGTCCTCCACGCGGAATCGCGTAAAGTCGCTCACCCTTAGGCTGGTGTTCAGCCCCACCACCAGGATCAGCTCCCAGCTCAGGGCTTTCGGTCCCTGTTTCCTGTCATGCGCGCGGGCGATCTCGTAGCATCGCTCCAGCACGTCCAGGTCCCGGATCGGCTGTACAATTTTCATGGGTTTCCCCTCCCTGTCATTATGTCAAACTCATGGGTCAAAAAAAACACGCCCGGCAGGCGTTTCGTCCTGCCAGGCGCAATGATGATATGCAGCGATAGGCGGCGCGCCGTTTCAGTTCACGCCGCCCTCTATGGGCGGTTCGGTTTCCTCCCGAATGCCCCCGCTCTCAATGGCATTCATATAATCTTCCCGGGTCACGCAGTCCTCACAGGGGATGCCGTTCGCCACGCAAAACGCTCTCAATTGCTGCAGCCCCCAGTTGGCGATCTCCAGGTCCATGTAGCTATAGCCGTCCTCCGCAATCAGTTCATAGACGGGCGGCTCTTTCCCCTGCCATTCTTTGATGCGCGTCCACAGGTCGTACAGGAACGACGGACCGCGGCCCAGCGCAATGCCCGTCATCACGTAGAACAGGTATTGCAGCCATTCCGGCGCATCGATCTGCACAAAGCCCTGCAGCATGTTGATCCGGCCCGCCACCGCCAGCACCACGCCGATGCCCATGCTCACCAGCTCCGCCACCGTCAGCCGCTTGCCGTCCACCGGCTCCCAGATGGGTTTCAGCGCGTTGACCACGGCTTCGATAAACATCGCCACCAGCACCAGGTTGATGATCTCCATATTGTCCTCCTTTTTATTTGAAAATGCGGGTTGCCCTGGGTCCGCGATGCCAGCCGCCTTTGCCACTCCCTCATCGGCAGGAAGCCGGCATGCAGGTCCCACTCACATTTTCTTCCCGTTCATCCGCAACCGTTTGCGGTTTTGCGCCAGCGTTACTGGCTGTAGTCTTTTCGCTGATCCTTGCTTTCGGGCAGCGACATGATCATTGCCCGATCCTGTGCCATCAGTGCATCCTCGACCTCACTGCCGAAATACTCCTTGTGGATATCGAACAGCAAGGCGATCCTTTCCTTCTGGCTGCGTGGGCACCAGCCCATCTCCAGCACATACAGGTTGTAGATGCTGCCCAACCGCTCGCGCAGCGTCGCCGCGTTGAAGTCATCGAAGCGCCGCTGCCCGTCCTTGATCTGCTCCAGGCAAGCCAGTACCTTGCGCCGGAACGTCGGATGCTTTTCCCGATATTTCTGCCAACCTTTCTTGATCAGCGCATACAGGCCGATGGCGCCCGTGATGGTGCCAATCACGGTGCCCGCTGTTTTGATCTGTTCAACCGGATCGGGGGTCTGCATACATTGCCGTCCCTCCTGTCTTTCTGTTTTTTGCAAAGATGTCACTTCAAGCACCTCCTAAAAGTCTTTTCAGGTACTGCCTGTCAATAGTTGTGTTTCATTTATCAACTTCCCATGCAGGGATTGACTGTGTCCACAGGCTCACGTTGTTTGCATCCGTCCGAACGATTTCGCCGGCTTCAAAATACACACGCAATTGATTAGTTCCCTGCATATATTCCCAAGAAATGATAGGGCCTTCTAAAAGCTCGCCGTTCGTCATCAGAATCGCTGCATGGGTGTATTCCGTATCATCCCTTGTGCTAAGAACATCAATCATCGTGACAATAAACCAAACCAGCAACAACACAACGAGAACGCCTACTAATATCTTTTGTGCAACTTCTCTGCGGTATTTATTCATTGCAAACTTCTCCTTAAACTTTTTTAAGGTATTTTCTGTCAACAAAACCTACGCTACCTTGATACTCAACCTTTGCCCACGTTTTATCGATTTCTTCTAATACTCCAACAGTTTCATCCCGCGGAATATAACGCAATCGAGTTCCTTTGCTGGCGGTTTTCCACAATCCTAAACTGTTAGGATATCTTGTTGCAACTTTTGCATAGTATATAGGGTTATTTAATGACTGTGCCTTTTTTCTTAAATACTTTCTGTCCACAAAGCCCGTAGTGCCTTGGTATCGCACCAGCGCCCACGTCTTGTTGACTTCTTCCAGCACGTCCACCGTCGCGTCCCTTGGGATGTACATTATCCGCCGGCGTTTTCTTGCGGTTTCCCACAGGCCAAGGCTATTGGGTTGCCTCGTCACAACGGTAGCTTGATACAATGCCTCTGGTTCTTCGGATTTCTCCGGTTCTGTTTGACCGGAAATTTCGGGCTTAATTACGGTTCCGGGATAATAGAACGCCAGTATCTTTTCGTGCGATATGCCATGCTCAGCAGCATATATCGCGCCCCACTGACTCATGCCGACGCCGTGACCGCGCTTTTCCTTGCCGGAAGCCAGCGTCCATGGGTCGTCGCCAGACACAAGGTATGGCCTTTCGCCGCCCCAGCGTTCTTTGGAAGATACCATCCTCCCGCCGTTTGAAGCGGAATATACAGCGGTTTCAATTACCTTGCCGCCGTAATAAAGCATCTGTCCGGCTGTTTCTTTTACTGCCTGATGCGCCACGCTGTGGGCTTTATCAATTCCAAGCGGTGCGCGGTATGCCTGATAGTTCGATGTGTCATCAATTATGTTGCCGTCCCTGGTGCGCACATACGCATAGGTTCGCGCTGCGATGGCCTGTGCCTTGCAGGCTTCGATATGCGAATTGCCAATTTCGGCAGGAACAACACCGAGCAGATATTCCTCTAAATTAAGTAATACACTTGAACCAATAGGTTTGTTAAAAAATGTTGCGTTTTCTTCCCGCGTGATCTTCAGGTTAATGATGTGTTCGGTATTCAATTTGTCGTCCGTCGGCTCCGTCTTTTCTTCCGGCTCCGTCATGCCAGCCACCCGCTTTGCTACCCTCGCCCTAAACTTGTCCATATTGTCATCAAACTTAGCCATCCAGTGGGTGGGATCAACCCTCTTAAACGCAAACCCCAAACGACCTGCTTCGTAGTGACTGGTAATTTTCATCGGGTCAAAACCGTACTTCTTGCAGAGGTAAGCACAATATTCCTCTGCAACGCCGAAGGCTTCTTTGTAGTACGCTTCGTTTTTCAGGTTATCTTCGCAAATTTCAAACTGCAAATGCCCAACAGGGTCGTAATTGTAACTGCCTTTTTTGCCGCCGCCACAGCCCCAACAGGCAATGTCATACGGCAGGGTATGCGCCACAGCAACTTCGCCGTTGATGTCTTTGCCAATGAAAGCGTGCATGCTTTTCGTGGCGGTCGGTTTATTCCAATGATTGTTGTAGATGTGCTTACCTAACACATCCGGCGCGTCCACATACCTACGCATCCATGGGTTGTTTGCGCCGGTGCTGTGAACTAAAATGTTCACGGGATTTAATTTTCTGCCACGCAGATACCCTGCGTTCTTGGTTTGTATTACCTCATAAATTTTCACAAAATCACCCTTCTTTCAGTGTCGTTAAAATTTTGGGCAACCAGCGGTCTATAAAACGCTTTATATGGCAGATTACAGTTCTACAAAAGCGGGCCGGGCGCCACAGCTGACGTCCGCGTTGCCGCGGGCGTGGCTCGCGTACACGCAGCCGAGGCCGGCGGCGGAAGTGCTGGAGTAGCTGCCGCTGCGGCGGGGCAAATATTCCGTGCCTTCGTTGTTGCGATAGTAGACACGGCCCTCTGTTGTATCGCTGGCAATTGGGAAGATTCCAAGTTCCTGCAAGATTGCCGGGACGTAAGGCACGCGGGCGGCGTTGGCAGTCAAGTCCTTGAACGGCGCTGTCATATACTCATCCCCAGCGCATCTTGTGGCTATCTGCGTGTCGAGCTGCGGTGCCGCATTGCCCGTTCCATTCTTGTTCCATTTCAGCGTGCCAGCTGTCCCAGGCGCGACTAAAGTGTGGCTATTATTAACCGAGCTGGGCAGGATGGCCTTCCACGCGCCGCTGCTGGCGGTGTTGTCTGCGTCCGGATGCGCCGCGTTGTTGTTCTCAAAGATTTGCAGTTCGCCGTCAAACACTCGGAAGCCTGGCATGTTTTCCATGGTATTGCCGATCGGGTCGTTGATGCTGGCAATCGTTCCATCCAGATTCCAGGAAGCCGGACCTGTACCGGTCAACGTGAGCCATCCTCTGCCGCTCCCGCTTCCGCGCTGGCCTGGCACAGTTACACCGCCAATGAACTTTTTCCTTTTCCAGTATTTCGGCGCAATGTCAGGCTTGAGTTCTGCGGCTGAGGTGTGCGCCGTGATGCACTCGTATTCCCATCCATATAGGACGCGCTTTGTGCCAAGGGTGTAGTTCTGGGCAGTGTCCCACGGTGTTCCGTCCCGATGGTCAACGCTCAAGTAAGTGTTGCCCTTGGGTGTCCAACCATTCTTTTTAGCCAACAACAGAATTAGACCGTGCATTGCAATGGTCATGCTGCATGCGCCCGGAAACATGCGGATGCGCTGGTCGAGTTGATCAGCTCCAAAGCTGTGTATCGGCGGCATATTAGGCAGACTGTATAGTGTGCCCCCGGGCGTCAATTCGCTAGCCATGTACTTTCCAATCAAGATACGGTCTACAGTCTGACCATTCACGATAAACGCGGGATGTGTCCTGTCGGGGAGGCTTGAATCAAGGTCTTTGCTATTCATTTTGGGAAATGGTACAAAGATACTTGGGTTGCCGTTCTGGTCATATTTGACTACGTTTCCCATTTGTTCCGCCAGGAATTCTAAGGGTGAGTTTTGCAAGATTTTTTCCTCCTTCTATGTTTACTTGTCCATTTCCCATGCGGCTCCCTGGGTTAAAGGATTATCCATGTTGCCGTCTTTGGTGCTGATATAAACCTTTCCGTTCTCATCCACCTTGTCGTTCAGGTCATATGCGTCAAGGTCCCACAGGGGTTGCGCCCATATCGGATAGCCGCTTGTGCCTACACCAACGGGTATGAAGCTGGTGGCGATCTTGGCCGGCCTCATGTCAGCTCGTGGCGCAGTGTCGAGCACTGTTCTATATAGTTGCGGATCGCCAACAGCATTCACGCCGTCTCTTATAACGGTTCCGGCTTTTATTTTCTGTCCTGACTTAATAAAGTCCTTATAACTCGGATAGATACGTGAAACTTCCATAAGGTCACTATCGCTTACACCATCCGATTTCGCATATTCTTTAACAAACATTTTGACAGCGTGCCGGAATTCGTAAGCTCTTCGTTTTTGTTCGATTTTTTTCATTACAAGTTACCTCCTTACGGGGCCAGTATTGTTTCTTGTATCTCTGTCAACGTATCTATCTGCTCTTTAAGCGCACGATACGGGGCAACCTTGGCATCGAAGGCAGCTTGCCTTTCTGCCTCCAGGGCAGCCTGTTCTTCTTCGGTCATTCCCGGGTTTTCCATTGCGTCCATGGGTTCAGAATGGTTTACTTCACTCATGATGTCCTCCTTATGGTGCTAAAGTCGCCAGCTTGGCTTCCGCCAGCGCCAGGCGCGCTTCCAGGTCTCGCATCTGCGCCTGGCTGGTCACGTAGTAGTATTCAAAGGCGACGCTGGTGTGCTGCAGACCTTCCTCGATTGCGTTCATGTTGGCTGCATTTAGGGGTGTGCCGGCCTTGGCAACTTCGCCAGGCGCCGGCACCAGCGTTACCTTGCCGTCAGCGCCTATGGTTTGATCGTATCGCCTTGGGAACTCGACAGCGCGGTCTTCCCATGTTCTTTTTATATAAGCCATCTTTTACACCTCCTGCTGCGTGATGCCGATTTTGAACCCGTAAAACAGCCCGTCCGCCTCGCTGCCACGCACCATGCTCACCGTATCCTGCGCAAACACGTCGCCGTCCTTGTCCAGCAAGCGCATCTGTGTCACCGTTTCGCCCACGGGCAATGTGGGCCCGCTGGTCGCGATTACAATCAGCCGGTCCTCATCGGTCATCAGCTCGATATTTGTGTGCAGCGCGTCATAGGCGGTGCTCCCCACCACGAACTGCGCCTTATCAATGGTGTTCACAAAAAACTGCTCTATTTTGTTGATGCCGTCCTGGGTAATCATGCCGCATCCTCCTTATGTCAAACACATCTCGCCGCCGCATACCGGGTCGCCGCACAATGGGTAGGGGATGTCCGCCCACACCCGGCCGATCGTCAGCACAATGCCGCTGTCCGTCGGCTTTGCAAACACCAGCCCGTCCAGCACGCTGCGCACGTTCTTGGTCTGCCGGATGGCCTGCATCGCCCAGGCTGCCCGGCCGGCGGTGTACTCCCCGCTCACAATCACCCGGAAGGTAAACGGCGCCGCGCCATAGTCCCAGCTTTCCTGCACCAGCACCTTCTCAAACACGCCGCTCAGATAGTCGTAGATCGCCTGCGGCGTGCCGTATGCCGCGAACATGGGCGTCGCTTCCCTGATCCACCGGCGCTTTTCCTCCACATCCGCGCTGTAGTCGTACAGGACGCCCAGCTCCCAGGCCATCTCATCCAGCCGCCATTCCGGCATCCTGTCCACGTTCAGCACCGTCTCCAGCCCGGTTTCCACCTTGTCGCACATGATTTGCAGCGCCTTTTCAATGGCGCGCGCCATAGCGTGCCCGTTCCTGTCCGCCATCACAAACCGGGGGACCAGTTCGCTGATCTGGAAGTCAATCACGCCATCACCTCCAGCGTGATGGTGCCCTTGCAGCGCTCGTCGTCTGCGATCTCAGTGTACTCCACCGCGCCCCCGTTAAAGGCGCTGCCCGTGCCCCACACCACCCGCGTAGCGCCTGCCTGGTACAGGCTCGCCATCAGCCGGTCGGGGTTGAAGTGCCGGCCAATGGTGTTGTCCTGCCAGTCCTGATAGGCGGCTGCCGCCGCCGTGATGGCCGCGCTGACGTCGGCGCCGGTGTCCGCCTGGTACTGCACGTTCAGCGTATAGGTCACCGCATCGGCTTCATACACCGTCACATCGTCCGTCAGCGGGCGCACGTTCAGCGCGCTCAGCGCGGCTTCTACGCTGGCCAGGATGGCCGCCGCGCCCTCGCTGTTTTTGAGGATCAGGTACACACCCACCTGACCGCCGCCCTCGTTGACAGCTTTGGCGTCCAGGATTTCGCTGGTCACCGCCATCGCAGCCGATCTGTACTGTATCTCCGGCCCCGTCGTGATGTTGATCAGCCCGTACTGCCGGATGCGCTCGCGG